TAATAGAGATTGAGACAATAACACAAGTAGCCGAATATAAAGGACATCTGCCTACAAAAGATTTTGGTAACATGTTAGTTAATGTTGCAACAGAATGGAATGACGCAATGCTTGTAGTAGAGAATGCAAATGTTGGATGGGCAGCAATACAGCCTGCTATTGATAGAAATTATAAAAATTTATTCTACTCAACGGCAGATCTTTCAATAGTAGATACTAAATCAAGATTAAAGAAGCGATATGATTTAAGGCCGGATGATAAAATGGTCCCTGGATTTACGACGACTTCAAAAACCAGACCACTAATTATATCTAAACTAGAGACATACTTTAGGGAAAAGGCTTGTGTTATCAAATCCAAAAGATTGGTTGATGAATTAATGGTTTTCATATGGAAAGGAAACAAGGCCCAAGCCCAAGTAGGGTATAATGATGATTTAGTAATGGCTTTTGCTATTGCTATGTGGGTAAGAGATACTGCTCTAATGCTTAGACAGAAAGGCATAGAGTTAACAAAATCAGCATTAAGCAATATTAGAAAAAATGATCAACAAGGTGTTTATACAAGTACTAATAGACCTGAAAATGATCCATGGAAACAAAAAATAGGTAATCAGGAAAACGATATTACTTGGTTATTATAATAGTTATATAAAGAGGAATAAACAATGGCAGATAAATCAGTATTTGGTAGATTAAAAAAATTATTTTCGAGTAATGTCGTAGTAAGGAATGTTGGCGGTAAACGATTAAAGGTTTCTGATACATCTAGACTGCAATCAGCTGGTAATCTTAAAACACAAGGTGGTATAGATAGATTTTCAAGATTGAGAAGGCAAAATAGTAACCAGTCAGGCTATGGTCAACAGGTCCAACAAAATTTTCAATATGCAAAAAGTGATTTGTATAATGATTATGAGGCGATGGACACGGATTCCATATTATCATCAGCATTAGATATATATGCAGATGAAACCACCATGAAAAATGAATTTGGTGATGTTTTATTAATTCGTAGTAATAAGGAAGATATACAAAAAGTTGTACATAATCTTTTTTATGATGTTCTTAATATTGAATTTAATCTTTGGCCTTGGGTTCGTAACCTATGTAAGTATGGGGATTTCTTTCTTAAATTAGATATAGCTGAGGAATATGGTATAGTGAATGTTGTACCATTATCTCCATATGAAATTTGGAGAGAGGAGGGATATGATCCTGATAATCCATATGCAACAAGATTTACACAAGATGGTGTTGGTGGCAAGGATCAATATGAGAGTTTTGAAATAGCGCACTTTAGGTTATTATCAGATACTAATTTTTTACCTTATGGTAGAGCAATGATTGAACCAGCAAGAAAGACTTGGAAGCAATTAATAATGATGGAGGATGCTATGATGATTCACCGTATTATGAGAGCGCCTGAAAAGAGGATGTTTAATATAGATGTAGGTAATATACCACCAGATGAGGTAGATGGGTATATGCAAGCTATTATAGATAAAATGAAGAAGGTACCATTTGTCGATAGTAATACTGGTGAATATAATCTTAAATTTAATATGCAGAATATGATGGAGGATTTTTATTTACCAACAAGAGGAGGTGAAAGTGGAACTAAAATAGAATCATTATCAGGACTTGAATTTAATGCTATTGATGATATTGAATATCTTAAAAATAAAATGATGTCAGCATTAAGGGTTCCAAAAGCCTTTTTAGGATATGAAGAAGGTATTGAAGGTAAGGCAACATTAGCTGCAGAGGATATTAGATTTGCTAGAACCATCGAAAGAATACAAAGAATAGTAGTATCAGAATTAACAAAGATAGCTATTGTTCATTTATATACACAAGGATATACGGATGATGATTTAATTAATTTTGAATTAGGTCTAACAACACCATCAACTGTATATGAACAGGAGAAGGTTTCCTTATGGCAAGAAAAAATTAGATTAATTCAGGAAATGCAGGGAAGTAAAATTATATCCAATGAGTGGATGTATGAAAATATACTTAATATGAGTAAGGAACAGTGGGAGAGGGAACAGGTTGGAGTTGTTAAGGATCTGCAACAAGCTTTTAGACATAGTCAAATAGAGCAGGAAGGTAATGATCCTGCAAAATCTCATCAATCATTTGGGACTCCTCATGATTTAGCTTCAATGGGCAAGGAACATAATCAAGATGATGATCCAGCAGAGAACCCAGTAGGCAGACCTGATATAGGTAACTCATATGGGACATCAAAACATTATGCAGGTCAGGATCCATTAGGCAATAAAGACCTTTCTAAGACGTTTAGGGACCCTAACCCCTTAAAACATAATTTTAGAGGCAATAGCCCACTAAAACGTGAGGAATACGGTATAGATTCACAGTCAATGAAATCACTAGTACAATCATTGAGCGGCAATAAAAAGACCAAAAGTATAATAAAAGAAACATTAGAGAATAAACCGGCAACGGATTCGGATAAAGGCACTATTTTAGACGAGAATAACCTAATGGATATGTAGTATTTTTTCCAAACTTAATATTTATTTAAGAGGAAATACACAACAAAAATTAGACAAGGAAGCGAAGGCATATGAAACACTCAAAATACAGAAATACTGGTATTCTATTCGAATTACTAGTAAGACAGATAGCATCTGATACACTGAACAATCAGGATTCATCTGCCGTTAAAATAATTAAGAAATATTTCAATTCCAATACTCAATTGGGTAGAGAATTAGAATTATATCAAAGCGTTATTAAAGAAAAATTTTCTACGGAAATGAAAGCTAATAAATTCTTAGACGCAGCAGTCTCAGCAAGGAGACAATTAAATTCTTCTTCTTTGCGTAGAGAAAAGTATAATTTAATTAAGGAAATAAACCAAAGCTTTGAATCTGAATCATTCTTCAAATCAAGAGTAAATAATTACAGAGAATTAGGTTCTGTATTTAGATTATTCGAATCGGAATTACAACCAGCTGAGGATGTTAAAAATAGATATCAATTAATAGAACATATTCTTAAAGGCGATGTGGCTAAACATAAATCCTCCTTAATATCGGAAGATTATGGAAGACAGGATAAAGATACGAGATTATTATCTTATAAAATTTTGATAGATAAATTTAATAGTAAATATGACAATCTAAATGAGAGACAGAAAAAATTATTAAGAAAGTTTATTAATAACGTATCCGATACATCAAGTCTAAAAGAACATATTATATCAGAGGTTCCATATATTAAAAGAACCCTTAACCGTAAAATTAAATCGGTAAATGATCCAGTATTAAAAATTAAATTAGCTGAGGTAATGAAGCAAGCTAATAGATTAGGTAGATCAAGAACAATCAAGGACAAGGAAATTGTATCCTTATTAAAATTATATGAATTAATTACAGAACTTAAAAATGTCAAATAATATTAAATCATTTATAAAAAGAATTTCAGAAACTCTTAAGGATATTGATGAGATGAGCGTTACTGGTAATCTCGACGGTGGATCAGGCCCTCCAAAAACACCATATGCATTTTCGGGTGATAATGATGAAGACACTGAGAAGGAAAAAGATAATGCGGAAAGCAGTACAGGATATAAATTGGTTAAAAAGGTTCCTAAAAAAATATTTGTAGGTAAAATGGGTGAATCGATATATAAAAAGACAATGAATGAATTGACCTACAATGCTTATAAGAGTGATCCATCTTCATCTCCTAAGGCAAAGGTTAATACGGCTATAAAAGAAATTAATCGTAAGCTATTTGAAATAGAAAGAATAGTAAAACAAAATAATAAGCTTAAAATTGAAATGGGTGTTAGTAGTGATAATTATTGGAAATCATCCAAAACACGTATTGGTAAAATCGGTGAACGAATATTACGGATAGGAAGACAATTAAAAGAATTAGCGGGATAATAATATGAATAAAAAATTGTTAATAGATACTATCAATTTTGAGGTATCACCTCAGCAACTACAGGAAGCTCAAGAAAATTCTGATGGGCGTCTTATAGTACAAGGTGTATTACAAAGAGCTACAGCAAAAAATCAAAATGGAAGAGTATATCCAAAGGATATCCTTGCAAGGGAAGTAGCGCAATATAAAAAAATAAACATTGCAGAAAATAGAGCATTAGGTGAATTAGACCATCCTGAGGCTTCAGTTGTAAATTTACAAAATGTATCTCACAATGTTAAAGATGTATGGTGGGAAGGCGATGATGTAATGGGCAAGGTAGAAATATTAGGAACGCCATCTGGAAATATATTAAAGGAATTATTAAAAGCTGGTATTACATTAGGCATTAGTTCTAGAGGTATGGGATCGGTAAAACAGGTAGACGAAGCAACAGTGCAGGTAGAGGATGATTTTGAATTGATTTGTTGGGACTTTGTTTCTAATCCATCAACTCATGGAGCATTTATGAAACCGGTAAATGAGGGTATATTAGCAGAAGGTATTAATACCATATCAAATAAATCAAAGGTGGATAAAATTATCCGAGATATACTTTGTGAAATGACTGGCTGCTGTCCATTAAAATAGAGGAATAAATATGTTAAGAATGAAACCATTAGTAAATGAATCTAAAATTGAAGAAAATTTTAGAAAATTGACAATTGAGCAAAAACAATTGGTTAATAATAAAATATCAACATTTAATAAATTTAACGAACATGTTTATAGACCAACTAAGGTTAGTGAAGTAGTAGGGGCTATAAAAGAATTATGCAATCTAGCAGGCAAGGTAGCATTATCAGAAACTGAAGATTGGTTTGACTCAGTAACAGTTAAGAAGGATGTGAAGGAAATAAATGCAAACCTATCTAAATTTGAAAAGGTAGCATCAGAGGTAAATACATTACAACAACGTATGGAAGCTCTATACGAAGACATAGGATCTAAATTGGGTAGGTACTATCAAATAGGTGAAAATGACAATAGAATACCTTTAGCACCATCAAAAAGAAAAGGATAAGGGAAAAAATGAAATTAAAAGATCTAATAAGTAAAAAAATAATAACAGAAGCTTCAGTTCCAGATGTAAAATCTGCATCAAAAATCATGTGGAAAAAGCTGGTCGAGCTTGGACTAAACTCTAAAACTGAATATCCATCAGTAGTAGCTAATGCATTCAAAAAGGGCAAAGGCGAATCAAAAACTAAAGTAAAGATAGATCCAAAGACGTTAGGAGTAATGGCACCAATGTTCAAATCAATAACCCTAGAGACAACTTTAGCAGCTGAGGTAATGTCAGGACAGGATCTTGTAATGGTTATTGGATTATCATACGGTTATCAACATCCAAGTGGATCAAATGGATATAGTATAACCTTTCGATACATGTCGAGTAGAGGAAAATGGGAACAATATTAAAATGAAAAAAACATCAACAAAATTAAAGGACCTATTTCTATTAAGTGAAAGTATACTAGGTTCATTACCTTCATCTAAATTATTAAAGATGAAATGGAATCCAGTTACAGGTAAAAAATCTCAAGTAACAGAGGAAACAATTAACGAAGAATATATTGAATCTATGGATTCTATGCAACTAGATAAACACTTAAAACAAATTGAAAAGTTGTGGAAGGATTGGAAGCGAGGTCCAATGACAGAAAAAAGTGATATCAAGCCAGCTGGTGATGAACTAACACATTACATCCTATTATGGATGCGTAAAACTTTCAAATAAGAATAAATAAAACACAAAGGGAACGGTATGAAATTTAATATAAATGAATGGGTTGAGAAACAAGCAAAGCTTAATGAGGTAAGAGGTCCAATAAAGAAGGTAGAAACGCGTATCAAAAAAGGATCAAAGTTTGATATGGATGAATTAAGGGATGATTATGGATTTTATAAAAATGTGGATGGTGTCGATGTAGAAAAGCTATTTCGAAATGGAGTAGCTTTAAGAGATATGTCAATAGTATATGATCAGCGTGGCGACATGTATTTAATGGATACTAAAGACATACCAAAATATCACTAAAAACATTTGGTTAGTTCAAATATTTTTTGTATATTTATATATAAATAACGTATAATATAAAACAAACAATGGCATACAGCAGAACACAGAAGCACAAGAATCAATCGGATACAAATTCACGTAATCATGATTCCAAGAAAAAGAATTTCAAACGTAGGAAAAGACTTACTAGACAAGACTATCAAATTGAGGG